AAGTGCAGCAGTCAGTGCAATGGCACCTGGACTAGCAGCTGCATCTCCAGGATTAACAGGATTAGGCATAGCATTTGCAGGTTTAGGAGTTGCTGGCGCTGGTATATCTATGATGATAGATTCTATCGCAGAAAGTTTCGGAAAAGTTGCAAAAGGCATAAAAGAATTTGAAAGCATAGATCCAGGCACTATAGAATCTGTAGGTACAGGTTTAGTTCCTCTAGCAGATGTATTAGTTGACCTAGCACAAGGTGGAATAGTTGCTAGTTTTGTAAGCGAAGGAGCCTTAGAAAATCTAGCTAACGGACTAAAAGCATTTGCAGAAGTAGATCACACAGTTTTACCTCCATTAGGCTTGGCAATATTAGCAATAGCAGATCCAATTACTGAAATGGCAAAAGCAGGATTTTTTGCTAATTTTGTATCAAGCGGAGCATTACCGAATCTTGCAGAAGGAATTAGGAGTTTCCAAGGGCTAGACGTAAGCACGTTGCATGTTTTAGGACCTGCATTAATTTCTTTACAACAAGGTATAGCAGCATTTACAGGTGAAGGAGTACTAGATAGTTTAGGAAAAGCAGCAAGCGGATTTATTTCTAGTATTACAGGATCTGGTACATCACCATTTGAAACTCTAATTGAAGGATTAAAAGGATTTGAATCACTTAATGCATCAGCATTAGAGCAAATTGGAATAGGCTTAAATGGAATAACCAATTTTGATTACGATAAAATGGTCGATGTTGCTGATGGTTTAGAATTATTAAAAATGTATGCAGAAACATTCCCAGAAGGTGCATACGATGTACTAGTTAATTCTCTTGATCAATTTAACAATCTAGAATTAGATAATTTATATGCGATTTCTGATATACTACAAAATCTTACAAAACTACAGCTAACTAGTTTGATAGGTGAAATTGATATTTTTGCTGATAAATTAAGCGAATTAAAAAAATCACAAAATCTATCAGTAGAAATACCTGATAGTATGTTTGCTAAAGTAGACGAAGTCCGCAAAAAGAATGCAGACATGATGTCTAAATTTAAAACAGAAATATCTGATGGCATGTCTGCTAAAGTAGACGAAGCTCGCAAAAGATACGCATCTTCAGTAACAGATATTAAAGCAGATTTTGGAAAAGTTACAACTAGTACAGATTCTCTACAAGGACTTGACACAACTGATTTATCAAGTTATAATAAAGAGATTGCTAGTGTTTTGAATGAATTTAAAAACCTAAATATCAAGACAGAAACTGCAAACACCGACGATAATGTAGGAATACCAGAAGGATTAGCTAATATCACAGGCATGGAAAATAATAATCAAGATAGACTAGATAAGTTAAATACTACTATGGAGCAAATCCTAGGAGCAATTAGCGAAGGAAACAGCATTAGCGGTAAAAGTTACAAAGTTGCAAAACAAAAAACTAATAGTGTATGGTGATAAAATATGAGTTGGAAAAAGTACTTTAGCCCTGTTCCAACAGGGGACAATCCAAATGGAAACTATAGTCCTATGGGAGGTCCTCGCAGTGGCAACAATCCAGGACCAGCACGTTCTAATTATTCAAGTTATTTGCCCGATGTTTACGTAGGAAGTCCAAATCGTGTAGAAAGATATGGGCAGTACAACACAATGGATTTAGATTCAGAAGTAAATGCAGCATTAGATATCCTTGGAGAATTTTGCTCGCAAAAAAACGAACAAAATCAAACTCCTTTTATAATTGACTTCAAAACAAAAGCAACAAATACAGAAACAACAATTATACAACAATATTTGCAGCAATGGTGCAAACTTCAACAATTTGAAACTAAGATTTTTCGCATACTGCGTAACACATTCAAATACGGAGATGCTTTTTTTGTTAGGGATCCAGAAACAAAACGTTGGTTCCACGTAGACCCTGCAAACGTAACACGCATAATAGTTAATGAAAGCGAAGGCAAAAAACCTGAACAATACATTATAAAGAATTTTAATCTAAATTTTACAGACGGTGTTGCTACTACACCGTATGAAACAAACGGAAACATTACCGGCGGCGGCAGCGGATATCTTACAGGCGGTGTCCGAGGTATGGTAGGACAACCACAAACCAGTCAGTCCGGTAGTAGATTTATGACTGAAGAACGTGAAGTTGCAATTGATGCAGAACACGTTGTACACCTTTCACTAAGTGAAGGACTGGACACAAACTTTCCGTTTGGTAATTCACTACTAGAAACTATTTTCAAAGTCTACAAGCAGAAAGAACTGCTTGAAGATGCAATCATTATCTATCGTGTGCAAAGAGCACCTGAACGCAGAGTGTTTTATGTAGACGTAGGTAATATGCCAAGTCACTTGGCAATGCAGTTTGTCGAGAGGGTAAAAACTGAGATACATCAGAGACGCATACCGAGTTCGACAGGAGGTGGCACGAATGTCATAGACAGTTCCTACAATCCGTTGAGTATTAACGAGGACTACTTCTTCCCACAAACTGCTGAAGGAAGAGGATCAAAAGTTGAAACACTGCCAGGCGGAACTAATCTAGGTGAAATTGACGACTTGCGTTATTTCACAAACAAATTAGTACGCGGTCTCCGTATTCCTTCATCCTATCTTCCTACTGGAGCAGACGACAGTGCTGCACAGTATAATGATGGTAGAGTTGGTACAGCATATATTCAAGAGCTGCGTTTTAACAAATATTGTGAAAGATTGCAAAATTTAGTAGTAGAAGATTTTGATAAAGAATTTAAAAGATATCTACTAGAGAAAGGTGTGAACATTGACACTGCAATGTTTGATTTGAAATTTCAACCTCCGCAAAATTTTGCAAGTTATAGGCAGGCAGAAATTGATAATGCTCGTGTACCAACATACACACAAATGAGTGCAATACCTTATATTTCTAATCGTTTTGCTATGAAGCGTTTCTTAGGTATGACTGAAGAAGAATTAGCAGAAAACGAAAGACTATGGCGCGAAGAAAATGAAGAAACACTAGAACCACCACCAGACGATGCAGCAGGCGAATTAAGAGGTGCAGGTATAAGTGGTGCTGGCATAGATGCCGATATGGGAGCAATGGATGCAGAAGCTCCAGGCGGCGAAGCGCCAGTTGCAGGAGGAGAAGGAACACCGCCTGATACAGCAACTGGCGGAGAAGTTGGTGCAGGAGCTGCAACAGAACAAACTATATAAATACTATTATGATTTTACGTGAATTATTTTATTTTGATAAAGAAACTATTGAACCTATAGAGGACAATCGTTACGAACCAGATTATGACGATAGTCCTGTAGAATTTTCTGATACACGTAAAACACGTCTTACCTTATTACAAATAAACCGCGCTAGAAAAGCAAGTGAATTGCATAAAAAAGAACAAATAAAAGATCTTGAATTTGTTCGTCAAATGTATGGAATTCCTGCTGAAGCTGAAGGCGGGGTTTAATGTCTTGCCAAAAATAGACAAATCACAACTATCTAAAGCTGAATGGCACAAACTACGAGAACTTCGTAGAGAAGAAAAAGCTTTAAAACAAGAAGAAAAAATAAAAGAAAGTAAAAAACTAGCACGTACTCGTGTTACGCCGTCACAAACTAAAAATGTAGCAGATGAAATTCCGCAAACAAAAAATAAAAAAGAAAAAGTAAAAATTAATACAGTTCTAAATACAGAAGGCATAGCATTTGTATTAGGCAATGGTACTAGTAGATTAGCAATCAATCCAGAACTATTAAGAGAGCACGGAAAAACCTATGGGTGCAATGCACTATATAGGACTTTTGATCCAGATTATTTAATAGCTGTAGATGTAAAAATGGTATTAGAGCTTAATAAAGCAGAATATCAAAAGAAAAATCCTAATGTCTGGACAAATGCAAATAGAGCGTACCATAAATTTAGCGGTTTTAATTATTTTAATCCTTCAAAAGGCTGGAGCAGTGGACCTACAGCATTATGGTTAGCAAGCCAACACAATTATAAAACTATTTACATACTTGGATTTGATTATAGAGGTTTGCACGATGGACAAAAATTCAATAACGTATATGCAGACACTCCGAACTACAAAAAATCATCAGATAGTGCAACTTTTTTTGGAAATTGGATGCGACAAACAGCGTCTACTATGCAAAAACACACACATATTCAGTATGTTAGAGTTATAGCGCCAGATAATTATCGACCTCCTGAGCTAAATAAAATTGAGAA